ATACGGTAAGAGCGGAGTCACCTGCTGCCATATGTCACCTTAAACATCTCTGAGATTGACCCATGTCTTGGCATCCATTCTACGATGCCCGAAAACTTCTGGGTGAAATATTCAAACCACTGCTGGTATGAATCTTTGCGGTTAATGTGCAGCTCAACATTGTTGTGCTTGCTTGATCCATTATGGACAGTCAGCAAGATATGCTTTTTTGCTACACGCTCCAGATCACTGCAGACAGCATCGGTATCTTGCGGAATCAGATGCTCAATCACATCAAACATGGTCACAGTATCAAAAGACTTGTTCGGGAACGGGATGGCATGGGCCAGCCCGTTGACCACCCGATGGCCATCACACAGATAGTCCACAGCCTCTAGGCCATGGACATCGGTAAAGCCCAGCTCCTCGGCCATGCAGAGGGTCTCCCCACGGCCACAGCCCACATCCAGCAGGCTGCCTCTGTCTAGTGTTCTAAGCGCAAGCTCTACATGGTTCCTGCGGCGGCTACCCATGCGGTAGTCAGCAGAGCGGTAGCACTGCTGGTACTTGCTAATCTCGGCCTCTCGCAATACCTCAAGCATCTGGCCTCCCCAAAATCCCAGCAGTCGCCCCAGACATTGAAAAGATGCCAGCAGTCTTGTCCTGGGAATGGAACGTTCGTAGGTGACTGAGCCAGTGTTCCACTTGATTGTCCGTGGCAAAGCCGTCAGGCTTGGTGTATTCAGAAGGATACTTTTCTGAGTAGGCCAGATTGCCCATGCTCAGAGGAATACCCGCCATGATCACCTCATCAAACCCCATGCCGTGCTTGGCCCACAAAGCCCCTGCCACGCCACTGGAGCCACAGACCCAGTTCAGACTGGGCCATATGTAGTCCGTCTTGTCGCCCATGATGTTGGCCCGGCCATGCACCTTTACCTGCGCCTTAGCTTTGTACTGCTCGGCAAGGTTGTTGTGCTGCGTCCAAACGTGCCGGATCTCGGGGATCATGACACCAGCGTTATTCACGCCGACAAGGTAAGCCTCGGGCCGTAAATCCAGGGCTTTTTCTAGGTCTTCAAATACGCAAGGGGCACTGCCACAAATGATGGCAGTACCCCGATGCTTGACGTTGTACCGTTCGCGCATAGAAAAAGAGGGGGCGAACCCCCTCTTTATCAGTCGCTATCGGTAGCGGCCAAGGTGGTGCCGTTGCTCACATCGACCACGGTGCCCGTGTTCGACAGAACATACACCAGCGTTGCCACAGCAGTGGTGCCAGTGGAGGTCACGCAGTAGACCAGATCGCCAACTTGCAAGGTGCCAGCCAGGGCGTTGAAGTAACCCTCGGTGTTGACCGTTGCAATGCTGTCGGGGGTCGAGTAGGAGTAGATGCCAGGAGCATTGCCACGCTTGTTAGCAGCAATGACGTTCCAGCCAGATGCAAGATAAGCCATGTTGATTGCTCCTTATTCGCGGCAGGTGATTTCAACGATGCCGCCAGCGTCGATGGCCACAGCACCAGCGGAGAGCATCGACGACACCAGCCAAGAGGTCTTCTCGGGGATGTAGTTGATCTCAGAGCGGATGCCCATGCCTTCAGCCATGCCGACAGCAGTCTTGTGCCAAGCCCAGACCTTACGATCCTGGCCAGAGCCACCGCCAGCCAGGCCGCCTTCAGAGCGGTCACCGATGGTGATGAACTTGAAGCCCAGGAACGTGTCCAGATCACCCTGCACCAAAGCCTTGACCGTGTTGAAGTCAGAGCTGGTAACAGAGGTCTCAGACAGCAGAGCCATCAGGTTGGCAGCGTGAACCAGCATATAGCGGTCACCCATCGGCACGTTGCCCTTGTCCAGCAGCTCCTTGGCCTTACGCAGCTTGGCCACGTTCAGGTTGGAGTCAGTGCCGCCGATGTCGTTGGACACGGTCAGCGCGGTGGACGAAGCAACAATAGCGTCGATCACGATCTGGTCAGCACGGCGGCCAATGGCCTTACCGACAACCTGAACCAGCTCAGAACGCTCGTCAAAGTTGACCTTGGCCTGATTGAAGATGTCGCTGTATTCAGCGGCAATCCAATCGCCCAGGGTAACCGTGGCTTGCGAGTAGGTAACGTTCAGCGGGGTAACGTCGGTTTGCGGAACGCGAACCTGGGCAACGCCAGCGCCGATCTTGGGGAACTTGTGGGTAGCCGCAGTAACGCCAGTGCGAAGACGGACAGTGTTACGCAGGACAGCATCAGCTTGATACGCCTGTTTAACTTCCGCATCGAACAGGGTTACAAAGGCATTAGAGATGCTAATAGCCATTTGAGTCTTCCTGAAACGGGTTGAACTTAGGGTTTATCGTCGCTGGTTGTCCAGGTCGCCCTGGGCCTTGACTTGTGCTTATCCTCGCACCGAGCAGTGGATTACCACCATCTATCGGCCTTGCGGTTGTCGATGGTTGAATTCTATCGCACAAGAATCAGGATGTGTCAACTATTTCTGGGCTGGCAGGTAGCTGGCTGTTGTGTTGCCTTTGTTCTTATTACACATTCCGCACAAGATCTGCAGGTTGTCTGGGTCGTTTTTCAAGTGAGGGAAGTACTTGCGAGGCTTGATGTGATCCACGTTGATGTGTGTCCACCTCTTGATCTGCTTCTTGCACTTCATGCAGGTGCAGCCGTACTTAGCAATTGTCTGGGCCTTCAGCACAAACCACTCCTCGCTGACCATGAAGTCGTCAGTGATGAGAGCGGCTATCTCGTTAGCAGACATCTTCTCAATGCTGTTGACGAATTCCCGCTTTGCACTCCGAACCTTAAGATTTCTAAGCAGAGGTTTCATAAGTCCCCATTGGTGAATGTTGGAGCAAAGCACAGCCTATACCGTGGTGCTGCCAAGGTTTCGCCATGCTTGGATGCTGTCCCCATCGGAGCCATGTCATCGCGTCGCACTGCCCAGACTTGCAGAACTGATGACAGATAACCGCCATCCTTTGTCCCTACCACCCGGCTCTAGGCTTAGCCCACCGCCCCCGCTCTGGCTTGCTCGTGTCACGGGGTTGTTTAACAGGCCACCACCGACGTACCGCATGGCCTGCGAGCTGGCGTAGGACAACAAAAAAGCCGCTTACAACTGCGCCCGGTAGCAACCTCCAGAGGAGGCAGACGCATGTGTAAACGGCTTCAATCTTGTTGTTTGCTACGACAACAGGGGTGACTGTGCCAAAAAAAAAGCCCCCAGTCAAGTGGGGGCTAATTCATCCATGGCGGGTTAACTGTACATCTTTTCGAACAGTCGTTCAACCTTCTGGCGGTAGCCAGCGTCCGTCTTGTACTTGGGGTCAGCAACCATGGCATCCAGGTCTTCCTTGGACATGGATTCCTCGGTCTGGCCCTTGATGGTGTCCACTGGCACGCGACCCTCGTAGGTCTCGCGCAGTTTCATCAGGGCCTTGATGCCCTTGGCAGTGTCTCCCCAGCGGGCGAACTCGTTGAAGTCCTCCTTGCTGAAGATGCCCTTCTGGACAAGGCCTTTGCCCCAGGTGGCCATGTTGGAGATGATGGCCTTGCTGTTGGGGCCTAGCTCTGCCAGCTCGGCTTCCATGCTGCGCTGCACTTCTTGCTGCTGCAGGCCACCCATCTCTACGAACTTGCCTGCCAGCTCATCAAAGGCTTGCTGGCTCAGGCCGTACTTCTGGGCCCAGGAAACGTAAGTCTTGGCCAGGGGGTCGTCCTGGGGGGTTTCCCCGAGGGAGGCTAGATCGTAGTTACCGCCTTCCGGGGGCTTGTGTTTACCCGAGCGGAACTGCTTTTCCAGCTCCATGTAGGACTTGCTGATGCCCTCCAGATCTGGCTCTGCCTTGTCCTTGATCCAGAACTTCTCAGGCCAAAAGTCGGGGCGTTCCAGCGGGGAGTCGTCTTCCTGTTCGGGAGTATCAACGTGGCTGATGGCGCTTTGCTCTTGGCCCTCGGTTGTCTGCGGCTCCTCTACTTCAGCAGAGGCCAGCAGGCCGGGGTTGTCATTCGCTTCGCTCATTTAGATCGTGCCTTTTTAATGCGTAGTTCAATGTCGCGGATCACGCTGTTCTGGCCCTCTCGGTACTGTCCCAGCGATGCGTCCGCACCGGGTTGCCAGCATGGACGCTCAAGATAGAACTCTCGCATCCACGCCAACACTTTTTGACCTTCGTCGCTGGCGAACGTGCGCGAAACCAGCAGGTCAATGTCAAGGCTCCCCGGCTCTTTCTCCGCAGGGGTAGCCTCTTCTAAATCATCCCATCCACTCATTGCATCTCCATCGGAGCGCCTTCAGCAGGGGCTGCCTGCTGCTGCGCCATGGCGGCCATCTGGGCCATCTGCTCGGCCATCTGCTTGCGCTCGGCTTGGCTTGTACGCAGCGCAGAAGGCACGCCCAGCTTGTCTGCGATGTACTCCAGGGCCTCGCCACCCTTGATGGCCATCTGGCCTTCTGGGCCCATGCCCTGGGCGATTTGCATGAATTGCAGGATGTTGTTGATCTCGTCCATGTTCTGGGCCATGGCCAGGGGAGACACGGGGGAGACCTTCACTTCCAGACCATTCACTCGCAGGGGCAGATCAATCAGGCCAGCCTCGTCCATGACTTCCAGCATCTTGCTGACGATGGGAATCATGGTCTCGTTGATCAGGCGGCCAAAGGCAGAACCCAGGTTCTGGGCCAGCTCCTTCATGCGCTCGACAACCTCGGTGGCAGAGCGGGCGCTCATGTTGTCCGGGGGCAGGGATTCATCTAGCAGCGTGCGCTTGATGTTGGCCCGCATATCGTTGATCACGATCTGGCTGACATCAAAGTCACCCGAGCGGGGCAGGGGCTTTAGGGCCTCGCCCTGGGGGCCGCCATTGCGGGCTACCGGGATGATGGCTCCAGGGGTGATCCTGACCGTGGCAGGGTTGAGCACCCCGTCATCAGCAGCCGTGTAGACCCCGGTAATGGCCAGGGCTGCGTTCTTGAGCAGCAGCTCCAGCGTCTTGTTCAGGGTCTTGATGTCCGGCAAGGCGGTGATCACAGGGCCACGGCCGTAGATCTCACCTGCCACCTTCATGTAGCGGCTGATCACCCAGGGGCTGGTCTTCTTGGTGCGGTACACCAGCTCAGACTTGCTCTTTTCGTGGATGACGTAATAGCCAAACTTGCCCGTCTGGTAGTCGTAGACCGTGGCTTCCACCAAGTCGATCTCGGCGGTGGGCTTATCGTCGATCTGCTTTTGCAGCTCCTCAGGGATCTTGGCATCCTTCCACTGCTGGGCAATGGCCTCGCCCTTCATACGCATCTTGCGGTAGACGTTGTCTACTTGGCCGTTAGCGCCTTCCTCGAAAGAGACCAGATACTGCGGGACGGGGATGAAGTTGATGGGGCTGACGGCATCACCGGGCTGCACAAGCATGACAGCGGTGCCCACGGACAAGTCCAGCAGGAACTCGCCCATGGCGATGTCAAAGTTCGACTGTTTGAGCACAGCGAACATCTTCTCGTTGTACAGATCCAGGGCACGCTGGGCCTCATGGCGGCGCTCCACGGGGATCTCCGGGCCCGGCTCCAGGCGGCACCACTTGCGCTGGGGCGGGAAGATGCCAGACTGCAGGCGGTTGGCAAAGCGTTGGGTGCTGTTGATGGCCGTCGAGTCAAAGACCCGGCTCATCTTCTTGCGCCCGCCTACGTTACTCTCGTAGTCGCCCGTGTATAGATTGCGCTGGGGCAGGGCGAACTCGTAGGCATCCTCGTACAGGCTGCGAAAGTCCTCCTTGCGGTTGAGCGCCAGCTTCTGACGGGCCAGAATCTGCTCGACGGTCAGCTTAGTTGCCATTTTTCTTCCTTGCTTCGTATCGTTTCAGTAGCGCCCTACCCTTGGCGGCAAGTCGTGCAGCCGATGCTGCAGTGCGGGGAACAGGTTCACCCCAGGCATTGGCAGCCAGGGCCAGCCGGGTTGGCTCACCGTTAGGTTTTTGCAGCGGGCCACTGGGGTTGGTGTAGAACCGGGTCAGAAAAGAGCCTTTGCGGCGCATCTTCTCGGGGGTGTCTGCAGCGCCTTTGACCCCAGGCTTTAGGTTAGCCCCCTCCTTGCGCTTGAAATAGCGCCTACCGGCCTCTGTGAGGCCTCCCTCGGGGTTCTTTAGCTTGCTCATTCGTACCACTCCAGCGTCATAGAGGCAGCATGGGAGGTGCCGTTCACGTTGGTGAGCCTGAAATGGTAGTTAGTCAGGGGCTTGAGGACGTATTCCAGCGTTGCCGAGTCCCCGCCACCAGACTTCTTGCCCACACCACCGGGGACAATCTGGCCATCCAGCTCAGTGCCCAAGCTGTTGATCGTCGGGTTGATCACCATGGCGCTTTGGCTAGGGTTGCTCACCGCATAGTTGCGATTGCGGTTGATCGGCGTGAAGGCCGTGCCACCCGTGGTGCTGCTGCCCTCGTACAGATAGAACTCAGCATCACCCTGGCAAAAGGCTTCCACCGACAGATGGGGGGTTACACCAGAAGGCGAGGCCATCACGATGTCAATGCTGGCGTTGGCGGCCAGCTTGGCCGACACTGGATACAGCTTGTAGGCAAAGAAGGCCCGCCCGTCATGGTTACGCTGGTGGTTGACATCCACCGTGATCAGCGGAGCATCAGCCCCGGCCACCACGAACGTGCCAGCGTTGTTCTTCTGGACGGGCGTGACAAACCGGGACTTGGTCGTCAGCGATTCCAGCTCAATCAGGGTGGTGGCCATGATTAGCTCTCGCCTTCACCCTCGGCGGCATCGTCCTCAAGGTCAGCAGCCAGCTTCAAGTCCATCTTGGTGACCTGCTTGCGGCCAGCCCGCTGGGCCAGCATCTTGGCCACCTTGCGCTGGAAGGGCGTAGGGGCGGCCATCTCCTCGTCTTCGGAGTCCTTGCCATTGAGGTAGATCTCAATCTTCATTTCTTGGCCTTTTTCTTCATGGCCGTCATGGCCGCTTTCTTAAAGGCCTCGTCCGTAGGCGCACCGGGAGACCCGGGCTTTCGCATCTTCTCCTTGGAGCCTTGGGCGATGCGCTCACGCTTGGCGTGAATGTTGGCGTACAGACCGGGCTTCATTTCTTGACAGCCTTGCGGGCCTCAGACATGGCAATGGCCACGGCCTGCTGCTGGTTCTTGACCACCGGGCCACCCTTGCCAGAGTGCAGGGTGCCCGCCTTGTACTCGCGCATGACCTTGGAGACCTTGCGCTGCATCTTTTGCTTGTTGTCCATCACAGCCCCGACCCGAGGGTGCTACGCATGGGCAGGCCTTGCTCGGCATCTGCACGCTCGGTAGACAGCAAGCCACGCAGGCCACCACGGCGGCGAGCACGGGTAGCGGCCATAGCACGCTCGGCCAGGGCCGTCTTCTCGGCAGCCACGCCAGCCTCTTGCTTGGCAACGGTGGCTTCTTGTTTGGCGATCTGCTCGCGCTGCATTGCGTTAGCTTCTGCGGCCTGAGCGGCTGCGGCCTTGTTGCCGCCACCGGTAAGAAATGACATGATTAAACCCTCGACATCAAGTAAAAATCACTCCCATCAGGGCCGTAGCGGCGCATTTTTGCTTCCGGCTCGAACCCAATGGCCTTAGCCCAGCGGAAAGCACGCTGGTCACTGCATCTTACGTTTAGCTGCAAGCGCCTCAAATTACCCGCTATCACTCTGTAATCTCGGTAGGCAATGGCTATTTTGGTCATGGCCAGCGGGTACTTCCTGGCTCTCTCCTCCAGCAGGCACCACATTTCTTCCAACCCCGTCCAGATGCTGACCGAGCCGAAACAGGCCGCCGGTGTTCCGTGCAGCAGGACAGTGATAGCGTGTCCCGAGGCAGCCTGAGCAGCCATCAGGTCAGCAAAGTTCAGGTTGTCCCGGATGGCTATTGAGGCCGCATCCCCGATACGCATATTCAATGCGTGTGCGGGATTGAACGGCACCAGGGCGATCTGGGGTGGCAGATCTGGCAGCAGCTCATCCAAAGACATCGAATTCACTGTTGACCACCGTCTGGGCAATGAAGGGCTGGGCATTGGGCTTGGCGTTGCCACGGGTCATGCGGTTGTATTCCCCGCCTCCGAGCATCAAGTAGCCAAAAGAGTCGCCAATGTGCGAGTGCTCGTTCTTATTAGGGGCATCCCTGAAGCGTTCTTGCCCCGCTCCTACCGCAACTCGCTTAAAATGGTACCCGCCGCCAAGGGCTTTGCGGAGGAGCTTGCATTCCCTGTTCACAATGAGTCCGGGTTTACCCTGAATCAGGCGTTGCATGGGGGCCGCCGCAGCTTCCCGGCGCACTTTGAAGTCGTTAGAGGCCGTAGGCTGCGCCCGCAGGCCCAGGGTCTTCAGGAACTCAAAGGCTGTGACCTCATAAATAGCGTCCCTGGCCTGTCCGGCAGGGTCTCCCCAGACCATCACTTGGTGATTGGGGTAACGCTGGTTCAGCTCAGTGAGCAGTTGCAGGCCAAAACGCTCCAGGCCCATGTCAAAGG